CCAGCTATTAGTTACGTTGTTAAAAGTTAGATTGTGATTATAAGTGCTAAAATTTAAACAATTAGTAAACGAGGTATCTTCAGGATTCGATAATAACTTATCTCCTATCTTTGTAAATACGTTTCCGATAGTTCCCTTACAGCTAGTTTCATAAACAACCTCACCAGTTGAATCATCAACATTTATTTTGATTAGTTGTAAATCTCCTTTAAACTGAAGTACCGAATTAACATAATAATATATGTCGCATTTCTTATTAGGATTAAAATAATTTAAACTAATGTTTGACTTCCATATTAATTCAAAGAATTTATTAATATCCTTAGTTCCAGGGAATGTAATTGTCTTTGAAAAACTTGCATTCTTTTTATCAGGGTTTCTTATGTCCGATATTAAAAAGTTAAAGCTAATTGGAATCTCATCAATATAACTTACATCGTATTCAATCGGAGTTGCATCTTGTGTATATAATAAAATCTTTATATCGTTCATTATCCTTTTTGTCTTTGGTTATTGTGAGTAAATAATAAATCAAAAGTTAAGTTTCTTAGCTTATCGTTATTCTTAGATACATAAGTTCCATTAGTTACCTTTACTGATGCATAACCCTGAGCAGTTCCTAAATCTAATTTAACATCGGGAGAAGAAAACAAATCTTTATACTTTAATAATTCTGCTTTTGTTACCCAGTCGCTATTTAACTTTAATCCATTTTGAACGTTTACAATAGTTGGTTGCTCTACAGCTACCGAATAATCTAAAGTCATTACATTAGACACATTGGTCCAAGGTGAGCGTTTAAAAGTTGTACTTGTTTTAGTTGAGTTTAATTCCGATACCTTACTACAATGTAAAGTTTCATAAGCCCCTGTAGTCGATAAGTAATGAAGTGTAAATACATCAAAACGAGGACTGCATTTTATTGTATATCTTTTAATTTTGAATGGAGCAGTTTCTGAATTTATCTCAGCCATTATATCGTAATATTCAACCCCTGTTAAGTAAGCTGCATTAATCCCATCAATTCCTTTTTTACCGACATCAATACAAACCATGTTAGTTCGATAAGTTCCTGTGCTTACACTATTTGTTATCGTATAAGTATTTAACACTGATCCCGCAGCATTATAAGTTCTTAAATATATTTTAGGTAAATCAGTTTGCCCCTCAAGCATCATCCAATATAAAAAGTTACTTCTATTATTAAACGTGTAGTCATCTGCTAAATCCGATAACAATACAGGGTAATTAAGATTAGGAGTTGTACTTAAATCCCAAGTATAATTTTTACTATTGTATTGTGAAAACGTAAGCATTTCTAAACTACCATTCCAAACATTATACTCAATATCAGTTCCTGAAGTAATTGTGCCAGGTAATGGCGAACCATATATTTCACCGATGTTAACTCGTATCTTACGAATACTTGTATTTTGTTGAAAGCCATAAACGTTAACTGGAATGTAATTAGTCATTAATAACTCACTAAACTTCGAAGCATCGAATTGAAGCTTACCACTTGGATTAGGTAAAAACTTTTCGGTTACACTATAACCACTTAATATGTCCGTTACTACTATGTAATATTTAAAGTTAGCTGCTAATGTTTGATCACTCGAAGCCACAAACCATTGATTATTATAACAAGGTACATAACCATAATATAATGCGTCTGTAGGTTTACTAAGTATTGTTATCGCCATATCTATTTGTCTTTATTATTATTTTTATTCCTTTTCATATCTATTAGTCTTAATTATTATCTCTATATCTTTTTTCATTGCAGCCGCAATGTCTTTAGTTAATTGTTGTTGCCTTCCATCTTCCATTACAGCATCAAAAAAGTAAATACCTTCATATCCTTTATTTTGTATTTTTCTTCGTACTAAAAAGTCCATAGCTTCTAATGCATCGGCAAAAGATAATTTTTGTAATACTTTTTTTTCTCTTTTAGTTTTATTATTTTTTTGCCTTGCTAATCGGTCTTCTAAATTACTCTTTATAAAACTAGATATTATATTACGTTTCTTAATCCATTTATCAATCTTTGCTTCTTTAAGAACCCCAGCTGGTTTACGACCAGTATCAACAGCTTCCCAATAATCATTTAATAAAACGTTTAACTTAATCCCATCAGATGAATCTACTATCCTATATTTAATTGAAGCACCCAAAGCACTTTCACCAGGATTAGTAGAACCGCTATTATATTTACTTTGATACCTTGATGCTTTAGCCTGTAGTTTGTCCGATAAGCTTTTACGCAAATCAACTACTACCTTAGTTCCAAATGCTTCTAATATTTTTTCAACTTCATTCATTTATTGATTGTGCAAATTGTTCACTTTCCGCTTTATGTTTCATATATTGTATTCGATTTAAAAACCTAGCAATCGACCACTCCATTAATTCATCCTCTTTAAATGGATCGCCACCTGTTATCGAATCTATTATAAAGTACCAACCATATTCTCGCCTGAAGCTTTTAACTCCCTGTTCACTTCCTCCATGTGTATCGCTATCTCCTTCTGAACTTCCTCCAAAGAGTTCAACAAATCCGCTTTCAATTTTTCGGACCTGTTCGAGTAAAAAAAAAGTGTGCCGTACACATCACCCACCTTTCCATAATTATAAATAACATCACTTATTTCTTCAACGTTATCTGAGTTAAATTTATACTTAGTAAATACAGGGCATTTAACATATATCAATGCTAATATTTTATGAAGGTTATTAATGACATCGGTTTCATATTGCTTCAGAGCAGTGTATTGATTTGTCTTAAAATCTTTCTCATCTTTACAAGCTTTGTATCTTGTGCCATCGTGCCAAAACGTATTCTTTAGCCTTGTGTTGGGCTTTGAATTAATAAGTAGTAATACTTTACTCTTTACTTTTTCAAGTTCGTTAAAAGACATATTTTCGTATTCCGATACCGAAATGTCAGTAAAGCTAGAAGCTATCTGAATTATCTTGTCAATGTTTTCTAAACTAGAAGTTCTTATATTTTCGTATTCGATAAACTCCTTTATTGTTAAATTGTTTACATTTGTTGGAATCATATATATATAACGTTTAAAATTTTACTTTTGTTTTCCGAACCATTGGTTAGGATTTATATTCATTATTCAAATCAGTTGGTTCCAATTTGTAGCCAACTAATCAAAGTCCATCCAGTCCGATAACGAACTTAACTTATTCATTGCCAAATATCTGAGTGCGTCTATGCAATTATGAACTAATATACCATTAGCAAAATACTCGTGTTCATCTTCAATCATTAAATCATAAACATTAGCTTGATAGCTTTCTCCTAGCTCTAAGTGCTTTAGCTTTGCAGTTTTGATGACAGTACTTTGTTCTTCCTGTATGTCTTGTTTGATATTCTTTTTTACATACTTCGCATACATGTTTATTAAATATTCTTTTAGCATAAATTTCTTTACCATGTTCTGAATGCCACTTTTTACCATCATCTGACTTATGCCATTCTTTAGCGGATTCAACACCTTTTTCATAAAAAGATTTAAACCATTCAGGATTATTTTTAACCCTTTGCTTACCATGTTCCGATAAATGTTTATTGACTTCAATACATTCCAAGTTATTAATATTATTATTCCAAGTATTAGAATCCTTGTGATGTATTTGATAACCTTTAGGCACTTTGCCATTAAATGATTCATAAACAACTTTATGTAGTCTATTGCAACCTTTAGAAAAGTATCTTTCTTTTGGGTATAAATAATATTCTTTTCCGTTGAATCTTTGTGTAGGTAAACCATTTGACCCGATTTCAATTTTGATATTTGTTTCCATCCTTTAGTAGTTTTTATTTTATGTTCTTTTGTAGAAACTAAAGTTACATTAAAAATATCGTTTTGTATCGAATAGTTAATAACTTGTTGCAACCCGTTATTAAATACTTTTAAAACTTTCTTATATCCATTTGATGTTAATACTAAATCATTTACTTTTATTTCATCAATCCTAACTAAACCCTTATTAGTTGTAATTAAAGTTTCTCCTATAAAACAATGGTTATTGTCATCAACAGGCACTTGCATTTTATTTCCATCCCTATCAACATCCCAACAATAGTTTCTAAGTTCCTTAATTAAGTTGGTGCTATTCTCAGTTACCTTAAAGTGTATTTCTTGCAATAAAGATATTGAAGCTCGAATACTATCAGGTCCTTTCTTAGCTGGACTTACTGAAAAACCTCTACGCCTTAAATCTTCAATCGACTTAGGTTCTGCACTATCCGCAATGATATCTGAATATTCCGATACCCCGAGTTTAATTAGTTTGTCTATAATATCGCTGTTAGTTAGTTTAGTTTGGTATATCAATTCATCGAAGTAATATTCTTGCCCCGATTTATAACAAGCTACTAATGCTGTAGGGTCATTTGAATATCCCCAGTCTAAAGAATAAGCAATCAATTCAGCATCCTTTGGTATTGAGGGAGCAATGGACCAATTCTCAAAGACCGTTCCTTGTAACGTGCCGATTTCGCCAAGACCATATACACGATACCAGTTTTGCCAATGTTTACTTGTCTTTGCTTTCTCTTTAGCTTTTAATATAAAGTTCAATGCACTTTCAGGACATGCTTCGTTATCTAAATAATTGATAGTTAAAAAGTCGACATCGTGGTCACCCTTTAATTCTTTGTGAAACCAAAATTCGTTAACAGGATTCCAGTCTAAATAAATACCTTTCTTTGTTCGAGCTGCTAATTCAGTATAACTATGCAAGGTCATATTATTGCACTCATTCATGTATAGATAATCCCTCCTGGCACCCCTTAGTTTAGAATCACTATCTGCACTAAAGAACTCAATAACCGATTGATTAGCAAATGTATATTTAAAGTCAGTTCCATTCCACCTATCATCTTGCCAGCGTTTAGTTTCTACCATTATCTTTTTAAAGTCTTTGATTGCACCCCTCTTTAAATGTGGAATAGATTCAGCAACAACACTTGTTTCGGTTAAAGGATATTCAGCAGCATCATCTATTAAGATAGGCAGAATCCCAAATGTTTTTCCCGCACTCGTGCCCCCTTGAATGCCTTTGACAAATTTAGTTAATTCAAGTATTTTGTCTATAGCAGTTGTTCTGAGAAACATAACTATTTTTAATTAGTCATTATTGTTTGTAGAAACATCTAATTTTGGGATTCGTCTATCAGGGAATAATGGTTGTTCTGTGAATACTGTTTGAGTAATCTTCTCACTTAATCCTAATTGTTTAGCAATTAAACTTTCTTTATATATCCCAACTGCTGCTCTGCTAAAGTTATGCTTGTAAATATAGTCCTTTATGCGTGTAACGATTGTACAATAGTCATCATAAGAATTATTCGAATTATCAATATAGTGTTTAATTGTAACGTTGTCTTTGCCTTTGATTTCAAAGTAGTTAGAGCCGAAATATTTGAAGCCTTCCATTGTTGGAGGTTCTTGGGTGTGAATTTTGACTGTTCCTAATTTAACGTGTGGTACTTCCATTTCTAATACTTCTAGTGAGTTTAAATACTCTTGAAACATGGTCCAAAGTTCTTCAGGTGTGTCTATATATTTTTTAGGCATAGTTTAGTCCGATAAGAGTTTATCCTTGTCCTTTGTTTGGTTTAGTTTTCCTATCTCGTTTACAAATTGATTTCTTTGCCTTACCGACCTTTCGTTTACCGAATGTCTTTTTAATAGTTATTTCATTCTTTGCCATTTATAGTCCGATAAGTGTTTGTTTAAAAATCTAATAATAATTGTCCTATTTTATCATCTCCAAATATTCTACACAAATCATTAACATTATTTATATCATCTATAAAACAAATTAAATCATCAGTTTTGTAAAACCATTCAATTCCATAAATAGGATTATTTTTAATATTTTGTCTTTTAAACTTTTTATGTAATTTAGTTTCAAAATTAGCTGCAAAATCTATTTGTTTTAATATTATTGAAGATGGTGCATATTTCTTAATTTGTTCTAATCTAATATTTACATCTTTTGATACTCCGATTTTAATACCAAAATCACTTTCTATAAAATATAAATGTTGAATATTTGTTGTTGTAACGTTACAAACATAATCAGATATAGATATTTTGTATAATTGATATATTAAATGTAATTGTGAATTTGTTATGTTTTTGCTAATTTTTGATATATCTAATATTATTTTTTTTAAACTTGATCCTCTATTTTTAATACCTTTTGGTCTGCCATTAAGGTTACCACTTTTGCCTTTTTCCCATTTTTTTAAATTATTAATTTCTATATTAGTCTTTGCCATTCCAAAAGTTTATTGATTCGTATTCGTCTTGCATTAGTTTAGTATAATATAGAATGTTCCGATAAGACTACTTGTATAACAGTCAAATGTTGGTGGTAAAGTTGTGTAAGTAATATAGTTATATTTCATTTTTTTTCTTTTTAACTTCTTCTTTTGTTAGTCCGATGGCCCAACGTAACATATCTAATAAACATTCTTTACAATTTGATAGTCCGATAGCTTGTTGTGGAAATTCTTCGTTGTAAACTTCAATAACTGGTTGTAATACATCCATTGAGTTTTGTAAATGCTCGTTGTTTG